AATAAAGAAATACCTGTCCTGCCTTGCTGATGTGAAACCCGATGATCCGTTCTGGCTCTGTATGGACGGCACTGCGTTGTCTTGGGAAGGGATGCGGGAAGTCCTGCGGAGGCTGTGTGCTTCGGCTAAAATTCCGATGCATCACTTCCACGACTTCCGCAGGTTCTATGGTCTGGAACTGTATAACAGCACCCATGATATTTACATGGTATCCCGTGCTCTGGACCATAAAGACATCGAGGTAACAAAACGCTACCTCGCAATTGATAAACTTGAGGATGCGGAAGCTGCGCGATCTCACTCTCCGATGGACCGCAGGCTTCAGCAGACCGGAGCGCAAATCAAAAGAAATGCCCCGTCTCGATGACGGGGCACTCCCCTTTTACAACGCTCTCATCGCATCACAGACTTCCCGCTGACGATCATCCGAAAGCACTGAACTGTAGAACGATGCCGCCTGCACGTACCACCCTGCCGACTGCTGTGCCAGTGTATAACTATAGCCTACATTTGGACTATTATCGGAGTACTCAGCAGTAACGTTGTCAATAGTCACCTTCTCCAACGTGACCTTCGAACCATTGTAGTACATACTGCACTGCCGATTATCATTGATGCAGGCACATAGCACACCCGAACTATTCAGCTTCTGGTCGCCGATGTAGTACGACAGCTTTCCTGCACCCGTCACCCAGTCATAAGAAGCAGGAATATACGACGACAGGATCGCAGGGAAGTTCGTCTCGAACCATTTCTCCACTCCATTCTTAGCGTAGTGCAATCTAAATCGCCCATAAACAAACAGGTCCTTCGTGACGTTGTATCCGTTCGTACCTTTGATTTGTGAGAAAGGCAGGAACGCATAGTTCGTGTCGTCCAGTTCCGAGTATCGGATAACGATTGTCCGCACCGTATCCAACGCATTCAGGTCTGTGTTCGACAGCCATCCGTTCTTCAGGTAAGCACCATTCTCCGCATCCCACGTAGGATTATTCTGCCGTGTCAGGTCATAACCGTGCCCTGTCAGGTCCACCCGAGACTGCTCTTCACTCTCCGCTCCCTTGAAACGATAGGCGGCGATACAGTCATCTCCCCAGAAATTATCGGAAGAACCTGCGCTGTCTCTGCGTACTGTAAAATAGTTCATCACGCCGCCTTTGTGGAGCACCAGTAATATACGCCATCCCACCAGATAGCGAGGTTATAACGCACGCCAGTCTTTGTCAGCGCATCCCCTTTGTTCTTGATGGCGTAGGTACTGTTCCCCTTCTTGAACGTCACGCCAGTAAAGGATGCGTTCGCAGTAAAGGAAACGGTAGCGTAAAACATATCCGACGGTGTGTTCGGCAGTGTGATCTCAAGCGAACCGATAGCCGTGTTGTTCCGATGCTCACACTTCTCCGTCAGGGAAACCGATGTTCCGCTGAAAGTCAGATACAGGTCTTCCGTGATAACGTTGGATGAACCACCCGTCCCCATCAGGATGACCTTCACCATAGCGTAACCCGAAGCGGTATCCTTCTTCCCGACAGCGAACCCGACCAGTCGCTGGCTTGCGGATGAGGCTTTACCGCAGTATCCCTGTGAAGTCACGGCAATCGTATCACCGACTGCCACAGTCCCCTCACACAAAACATTCACAATAGATCCGGGGATCCCGTAGCACTCCACCGCATCCTCAGCCCCGCTGTCATCGGCAGTGATATAAAGCGGAGTCGTGCTGTTCACCGTCGCCAGTTTGAAAGACGGTAACTGTCTGCCAGTATTGATGGCAACAACACGCCCCGCCAGTACCTGCCCTGTCGTACTGTTCCGCAAAGTCACAGTAGGATTCGACCCCGCTGAACCGAGCACCCATCCCAAAGGCATCGACGGATCTGTGATCAGCACCTTTCCCGCAACAGATCCGGAGGAAAAACGACGTGGATCTCCCGGCCCGGCAAAGATGATCAGGTCGCCCTTCCGCGCCCCGATGTCGGCTTCAATTGAACCGTAGGTATCTATCGGCTCAATCCCGACCTGCCAGAGTTTTTTCTTTACATTGTCCTGCGCAACAAGTTTCATGGCGCACCACCTACATCAGGTAGTCCAGCGCATGACTCAGAACACTGTCCACTGCCGTCTTCACGTTCGCATCCGTAACTTCCACCGCTTCCTTCACTGCCGGCTCTGCGATCGCAAGCGTGGCCAGTTTCCGCACATAAGCATCTGGATTCGTCAGAGCGATGGTAATAAAGGTATCCGTCTTCTCACGAAGGTCAGGGTCTTCGATGCTCCCAGTACCGTTGACAGCCCAGTATTCAATCCAGTCACACATGGCAATGCGGACTTTCCCGATAAAGTCTTCAGACTTCAAAATAAGATCACGTTCGTTGTAAGTCATAATTCATCTCCTAATCAACAAAGTATGTACCTTGAATATAAAAGCTATTATCACCGGATGCAAGTGTGCCGGACTGAGTAGAAATATAAACATTCCCGCCTGTAAAAATTACAGCGTTGATATAAGTACTTCTATATCTGGATAGCAGTGCTACTCTTCCGACTTCGCCGATAATGGGCTTATACCCTGTCGGAAGTGATCCTAATTGCATAGTTGATGTTGTCACATTTGCATTCAGGGTAATTCTGTCACCACGGACTTCTACAATGTGTCCGATCTTGCGATAGTAAATTGTTCCTGTATAGTTTTCAGAACCTGTCCCGCTCAAAGCAAGCCACCCGCTGTCAGCAGGGTCGCACATTGAGGCAGGCCAAACACCATTGACAGCGCCCAGTGCATTTCGCCACATTAGCTGAGACGGAACTTGAACTGACATCGTGCCGTCCTCAGCAATACGCAGAAAGATGTAGTTGTCAACATCAGTCCCGTTGACTTTACGTCTTGCATCAATACGGGTGATGATTTCTTTATCAGCCTGAATGTTCCACCTGATTGCAGTCATCAGGTGATTGTCCACATCCCGAAGTGCAAGCTGTTTTGAATATAGTCTGTCTCCGTTCTTACATTCATAATCCGAAGGATAATCCGCTGGATCATCCGATTCAGAAAACGGCGAAATGATTGAGATGTGATTGCGGAACATATTCCCGACTTCCGGATCAGGACTGACCCCGTCCGAACCGTTGCGGATTGTGAAGTTGAAAGTCTCTCCGTTCGTCAGCGTGAGAGTGTAAGTATCCACAACGCCCTGCGAAGAAGTCTTTTCAAACGATGCGATGCTCGACCCGTTCGACACATTGAAGACGCTCGTGCTCCCGTCCGTCAGCGTGATGGTATAAGTATCGACCAGACCCGCCGTCCCAGTCTTCTGGATGGTCGCAATCGAAGTTCCGTTCGTCACATAGAAGTACGTCGAAGTATCATCAGTGTAAACAATCTGATATCGGTCCACATTCCCGGAAGTCGAAACCTTCGTGATGCTGACAATACCACGACCGTCTTCACCCGGGTCTCCCTGTAACCCGAACAGCGCACTCTCATACGAAGTCCCGTTCCATCGGTATAAAAGTCCCGCCTCAATATCCAGATATAAGCGGAAGTACGTACCCACCTCAGGAAACTCGTCAAACGAATTGAAAGCGAGAATGATTTCAGGTGTCCCCGTTGTGATACGTGTCACCGCAGGAACAACGAACACCCGCCCGTGCAACAGCGTTTCAGTGCTGTCGTCAGGATAAGTGCAGTCCACCTCATACGTACCGTAAGCATACGATAGTTCTGCGGTCATCTCATTCTGCATCTGAAGTCTGACCTTACCGCTTGCCCCGTAGTTCGTTACGGTCATATCGTGCGGATCATCACCGGAAGGGTACTCCCTCACGATGGCACGAATCGTAGCCCCCGTCAGGTCCACGACTTCCTGCTCCGTATTGCGGTGAATAAAACTCATCTCAAAATCTTCACCGCAAAAGATTTTGATGTCTACCTGTTTGGCTTCACTCATAACAGTCTCCCTATCTCCATCTCCGTGCAGTGTTCGGTACGACCGTCACTCTGCCGTGCAGGAGTTTTGTCCGTGTCCTTCTGTCAGGTGTTGTGATGAACATATCCCAGATACCTCTTGTAAAGGTGATACCTCTCGTATGTTCTTTACTGATAAACAAATGAAATCCGTTCGCATCGGCCCATGTCTTGAACGGATATCCGTCATAATCCCCTGTAGCTTCTCGTATTGTCCCGTCTACGATCCATCCTGTCAGGTCAACAGGGTTGTCATCGTCATCGGTATACGAGATGTCAAGCGGGTAATCGCTCCCAGCTTCAATAGTGATGTCAAACCTAAGGTCTTCTTTCATCTGTGCAGTTTCCTCTTGACAACGATATAGGCATCGTCTGCTGTCGGTATCTCTGTATCCATGACTTCGATAGGCTTATTCGCTTTTCCTGCCAGTCTGCTCTCCAGATACATAATGTTCAGCTTGGATCTGGCCGCCCGTTCTGCGGTGGCGTAGTGGAAGTAGTACCCCTGAACCAACAGCGGAGTAGGCAATGGCATGGTATAGATCCAGAAGTCAACGACCTGACCGCCTTTATACTTACGCCCGCCAAATAACTGATACTGAAAAACAAAATCAATGTGCAGTTTATACAGTGCCAGTGCTACCCAGTACTCTTCCTTCGAGTCAGGCATAATTCCCTGCACACGCTGTATCTCTGGGTTCGCAGGCTTGTTCACATTCGATATCTTATCGGGCAGGTCAAGCCGTGGCTTACGGCCCATACCGGAACGTGATGGAATGTATATCTTTCGTCTCTGTGCCATCATAACTCGTTCAGGGTAATCTGCCCGATATAGCCTTCGGACAGTTCATTGAGTACAGAAGTCTGGACAGCATCCAGATACACGATCTTGTCATCAAAGATACGCCATCTGGAGTTCAGTCTCAGCTTGCGCAGGTCATTCGCCCAACTGTCAAGCAGTGCCTGCACCTCGATAGGTTCGATGGATTCGAACTCTGCATTCAGGTCACGTTTCCATTTGATGTTCCTGAAGTAGAAGTTGTACGAGTACTTGATGTCGACACGGCCTACCGCTTCAATGACAACAGCATTGACCTTCGGGGTCTTGTGCATATCGGTAGTCTGTAAGCGCAGGCGGTATCTTAGCTTCTTCCCGTTCACGGATTTGTTCTCTTCAAAGTCTTCTTTCTGAGAAGGGCTGATACCGTACCAGTCATCGATAGGATGCCACTCTTCTTCTTCATCTACCTGATAATCCGCTTCGATCCAACAGGTTTCCCCATCAAGATAATCAGCCATGATTTTCAGGGACTGCCACAACTTCTCGATATCGATCATCCCTGCTGTGTGCCATGCGGAAACCAGTACGGATTCATGTGTGTACTCTGCGTTCTGATCCTGAATGGCGTAAAGGATTTTAGACGGCATGGCAAGCCAGATAACATCATCCCCGACGTTCAGCCATAACCTGTCAGGTCGTGTTCCGTAAATCGGTTGGAACGCCATGTCATGGATGCGCTCCCCTTTATTCGGCGCACGGTAAATCTCATGCCACCCGCTCTGGTTGAACATCATCACACAGGAGTATCCCTTCGGCCCTGCATCAATGCTGATGAAGAAGTTGGAAGGATAGCTTACGATCTGCGTGACTCTGCCCTGTCTTTCAAACGGCAGGCCCTCATCATGGTCAGGACCTTTACCTTCGATTTGCGTGTTGTAGTATCTCTGCAAACCATTCAGCCATGCAAAGATAAGATACACATCTCCGGTCGAAACGGCCTGTGCGTTCCATTCGTCTGCCGTGGTAGCCAGTTCATCCATGTTGATTCTGTCGATAGTGTAGGTATCAACCGTACCGTCAACCTTGTTCACGGAACTGATGTTCCCTTCCTGCATGACCCAGAGGCTCTTATACTGTTCTGCTCCGTACTCAAACAAGCGGGTGATTTTACCGTAGTTGTCCACGAGGGTGATAGGGTCTTCCCAGTGCGGTTTCTGTGAGGTCGTGCATACGATGTCATTCACAACGCAATCCTCACCTGTAGCAGAAAGCTTCAGCCTGCGGTATCGCATCTCACAGTGGGCGATGATGTACCAACGGCCTACACTGTCAGCGACAACGGATTGCACATCATGCCACGCTTGGTTATCCTCACTCTGCTGTAGCATGATGACCATCTTTCCGGTTTTATACTTGGATGTAAAAGAACCGATATCAATAACGTACTGCTCTTTATCGTAGTCGGTAGACCCGAAGTCCACAGAATCCGTGTAAACGGTAGCCCGTTCATTCGGATCGTCACCTGACTTTACGGTGGAAACAGCCTCCTGCACATCACAGATGTCCTCATCAGAGGACCAGTCTAACCAGAGGCTTCGGTCAACAACATGCCTGTATGATGTGTTACCGTAGTTTCTTGCACGCCACAGCATCAATCCAGAGGAGTCACGAACGGTCTGAAAGAAGTCTGCTTTCGTACCTTCCATTGTCTCAAACTGGAACACATTGTTCACGGTGTTGTATCGCATGCGTACCGCATCGACCCAACATCCCTGAGCAAACAGGACACGCCCTCTGGCTACATGAATATCAAAGATAGGTCGTGTCAGTCCGTGCCCTGTGATCTCTTTCCACAGCGGTGTGTCGTAAATGATGAACACACAGTGTGTGGATGGCACGATATCCCATGCACTGTCAACCGTGATGGTGTCTGAAGTATTCGATACGATGGTGCGCCATACGGAGATATGCCCTTCAGACCCTGCGTAATACACAAGCCCGATGCGTGCTCCCTCGTAACAATTCGCCGTCCAGTTCTTGGAACTGTCCGTGATCGTTGTAGCAGAGGATCCTGTCGCAGAGCCGATGTCACCGTTCATCCACAGCGTGGTCGTCTCATTGCTGTTCTTATACCATCTCGCCATGAACTGTAACTGCTCGTACATGAAGAACTTATAACGGTAGCCTTCCTGCGTTTCCGCAATGCGGTAATACAGTTCATAGTTCACAGGTTCATAATCATCATAAGGACGCTGAGACTGGAAGGTGACTCTGTTCTCGGTATCGGCTTTGCACCCGACTTCCCAGTGGTCAGCCTCATCACCTGAAGCGGAATAGACCATCAGGTAGTAAGTCCGGTTCACCTGCATGTTCACACCATTGGAAAACGTAAACTTCTTGAACTCAGCAAGCGTGTCTGTGATTTCGGATGTGGTGTAACTGTGTGATGCAAGCACTGTGGCGGTATCTGAAAGGCCGTCTAACAGTCTCACACGGAGCGGTTCAGAAGGCTTTCCTCTTCTCCGCAGATGAATATAAATCTCACCTGCCACAAATGCTTTCGCAGGGGTGATGGCAATTGCTATATACTTCTTCTTTTTCAGCGGTTCCCAATAAAGAGAGCCGGGACAATTCGTAATGGCGTTACGGAAGCCTACACTATAGTAGTCAAGCGGTGCGTTGTAAATAACAGAGTTGAATCCCGCTTGACAACGCTTGCCATCCATGTAACGGGTTGTATCTTTCGTAAAGATAGCGTTGCCTCGTCCACCTGTCCAGTCTTCCTGCGGGATAGAGATCCACGGCAATTCGAGGTCGGAATACTGGTTGCTTGTGTTGGATGTCTGCATTGCGTTGCGTGTGAGCGGTGCTCTCGTAACGCCTGTCCATGAAAAGTTCCCTGCGGTGTCGCTTGGAATAAGCATAACGGACTCTTCGGTATCGAGGTCCGTTAGCATAAAGCCGTCACTGTCGGCGAACTTGTAATCTGTATTGATATTCTGTCTGCTCATATTACCAGAAGTATGTCATGTCCTTCGGCATCAAGCGAGACCGAGGAATATTCTTTTTGTTCAGTGTATCCTCGTCCATCTTCGCCTGATTGTACATATCCACTGCAATGGGATTATCCTTGTGCTTCATCTGAATTTCGTGTGTCCAGAGCCACAGGTTCGCCATCTTCCGCAGGTAGTTCTTATCTACCTGCTCTGAGATGTCTTCTGTCTTCGGGTCTAAGATCATGCCGTGGTCACGCACGTAATGAATGCGGATGCGCCCGTGACACTTGTACTGCCATCTCGGGTCAATAACAAGTGTCCTGCCGTTCAGGTGCCAGTAATGGCAGATGATCATTCTCGGGTCATGATGCGGAGGCTCGGGCCTGTCGTCATCATCGGGAAGATGGATGGGAATTGGAAGGGTCGTGTCTCCCGGTACAGGTTCAGGTGTCGTATCGCCATGAGGCGGGAACGGCGGGAACGGCGGGTCGGGATAAGGGTACGGATATGACGGGTCATACGGTCGTGTCCACCCCGGCGGGAACGGAGTAGGATAACCGTGCGCATCAAAGTATCGGTGCGGGAACGGGGGAATTCTCCACGTTTCCAGTTCGACTCTGCGCACGTCAATGCTTACTTCTTCAGGCAGTTCATACTCATAAACAAAGTGATGGTACGCATCCTCTTCCAGAGGGATGTCATAGATATCCATGATGGGATAGTTGTACAGCACATTGTTGATGGCGTTGATGAGGTTCTGCGTGTTGAAGTAGCGGAACCATGATAACGCAACGCTATCCCCTGCCTCGAATCCGTTTTCGAACACATCCTGTAATCGGATCCACTGGTCTGAGCCTGCCGTGATTGTGCCGAACTCGCCCTTGGATTTACCCGTCAGGAACCAACATGTCCCGCCATTAGTGTATTCATTCATACGGGCCGACAGCGAGGCCATGCACCTGAACGTGTTGTCAGGTCTGTCCACACCTGTGATTTTGTGTGTTTCAATGCCCTGCGCGAATCTGGCAAGGTCTAACGTTGCGTCAAATAGTTTCATGGTTTATTTACCACCGCCGTCATTCTTTGCTAACCGGATAAGAATAAGGCACATCTTCGTTCGGAACGTACATCTCGATTTCGCCGATATGCAGAGGCCGCTGTCGAATCATGATCGGCTTACCGTCATCACCGAGAAACTTTATCTCATAAAGCTCAAGAATTGAGATATCTTCGGTAACATTACCTATTTCTACGTTTTCCAGATCGCTGGCTTGGTAGCTGACGTACTTCCCGTCTTCATTAAGCGCAAACTTACTGCCATCCCACACATACAGCTTATACGGGAAATCAGTACCGACAAGATACTGGTCATTCTTCGTATTTCCTGTGCTATGCGCTTCATTCAGAGCAGCAAGAGTGCCATAGATTCCTTTGAGTTTAGGGGTTGGTGAAGCCATATATAACTCCTTCTAAAAAGGGTGGCGGGCATTGCACCTGCCACCCTTCTGGTTCTAACTAAGCTTATGCCATCGCCGGAGAGCCAACGTCACCCGCTTTATCGGGTTCGGTGTGTTCACCTGTCGGAACGATGCTGAAGGTGCATGCGGCGGTAGCACTCGCCTTGATGTATTTATACGGGGTCAGAAACCGCTTATAAACCTTCTTGGAAGCACTGCCAGTAACAGTACCGATGGTTTCATATGTACCGTCAGCGGTGTTACAGCCTTTCAGCGTTACAGTCGGAGTACCGCTTGCGGCATACACACAGAACACCACAGGGGTGTGAGGCATCCAGATAACGTTGAATGCATTACCGGAAGTGGCATTATTCAGAAGCATGTAATTGGAATCGAACATCTTAAGCCTCCTCTTTATGCCATCCGAATACCCTGAAGACGGGCAACGGAGCGGGGGTGAGTGATCATCATGCCGAGCACCCAGTCAATCACGTAGGTGTGGTTGATCATGTCTTCGTCCCAGTTATTGTCCCGGACACGAAGCGGATGCTTTTCGAGCATGGTCAGGTGAGACGGGCCCTGCTTCACAGCGTAAATGGAAGTGCAGAAGTCAGTGCCTTCCGTACCGTCAGTACCATCCACGGCTTCGTGGTTGGTGATGACGTAGGAAGTGTCATCATTCAGACGGCCCGCATCGATGAACGGGATACCCTTGAACGCAGGGAACTCACGTTCGAAGTTATCCTTGGCGTAGGTCAGCAGACCAGAGGTGCGCAGGATGGATTCGAACTTGATCTGGAAATCTTCATTGACAATGAAGAAATCAGGGCGACCGCCGTCAATAGCTTTGCACAGCTTGTTCAGCAGGACGATGAATTCTTCCACGTTCTGAGCGTAGTCAGAAGCAGATGTCCGCATATCCAGAGCATTCGTGCCGTCAAGTGCATCGATGGTCTGGGTAGCAGGCAGGTGATACAGACGTTCACGCAGGCCAGTGAAAGAGTTACCGTTGTTGTCGGTGGACTTACCGTTGATAAAGGAGTCCACGATCTGGCGGTGGATACCACGGGTGTACAGTTCGATGTTGGACTTCACAGGGTCAACGATGGTTTCATCAGCGACACCTTCGAGTTCTTCATCAATCTTGAACTTACGCCCGATACGATACGTAGTTTCTTCAATGCGGTCGTAATCCCACTGGATGCCCGGGTCAAACGGTTCACCCAGTTTCTTCCAAGTACCGCCCTCGAGGGTCGTCGGCCCACGGTAGTTATAGAACTTCAGTCGGTTTTCAGTATGGAACTGAAGCATGTTGAGCAGAGGACTTTCCTCTCGAATCTGCTGTACGATAGCCTTTTCGAGGGTAGTAGCCTTGCTGTCAAGATAGTGTGCCAGAGTGATTCTGGTCGGATTAGTGATAGGCATCTTTACCTCTTATTGCGTAGTTCCGCAAATGCCCTGTCGTAAATATCATCCGCTTTCATGTTGTTCGGGATGGCGCTTGACTTCGGCCCGTTCCCGCTCATGGATGGGATACCTGCGATAGTGCCCTGCGGGTTCTCGGCGGTACGGCTCTTCTTCTTCTCCAAGGCTCTCTCGTAGTCTCGGACGAATTGGTAAGAGTTCGCCCACCGCTTGTTAGGATCCCCGAAGAATTCGTTGAATTCGGGATCCTCTTTCGTTAGCTGAATTCCGTAGTCTTTCTCAAGACCGAATGCCCCCTGAAGTCTCGGGTCGCTCGCATTCCGGTTTCCGAAACGCTCAAGGAACTGCTGATAAGCGGGGTCGATTTGCTGTTGCGGGTTGCCGTGGGCGTTGGCTACCTGCTCGGCAGACCGTTTGTCCTGCTCACGCAGATACTTGGCGGCTGAGACTTTGTCAGTCTTGATACCCGCACGCTCAAAAGCGGCGATGGTATCGTTCACTCGTTTCTCAAACTTGTCGTTCATGCTCTGCGTATTCTGGTACGCTTCATTCAACCAAGTCTGTTTCTGAGCGTTCAGCGCATCATTGATGTACTTGTTCAACTGACTCTGGGTCAGGGTAAGAGGTTGTTCAGCTTCCGGAGCACTGGAACCGCTCGGCTGAATCGTTGATCCCTGCGAGGATTCGATCCCGCT